CGAAGCCGACGGTAATGTCCAGCGTGCCCGCAGCCGGGTAAGTCGTACCGATATTCAGGACGCTAACGCTATGCCCCGGAACGGAATTTATCGGTTCGAAAATCCGCGTACGGATAACCTCCTCCCCTATCTGTTGACCTGTAATCGCCCACGCAACAATGGCGTTTTTAATGCGTTCTGCGCCGTCTGTCGGCCACCCGGGTTTCGGCTTTACCGCAATGCTTACATAGATATCGACCGCGCCAGGCCGCCCGAATTTTATTTGATGCGGGTTGCCGAGACTGTCGGTAACGACGACAGCCTGATCGCCGACGAGCGTAGCGCCCGCCGTTTTCTTCAACCATATGGCGTCGGCTATTGCCTGAGCGTCCCCGCCGTTCACGACNGCGTAAATGGANTGNGGNGGNAGNCCGTTCGCGTCNGTNGTNTTNTCCGGNTTTTCCAGNACGAGCGCCTGTATGACTCCCGGNANGTTTGCCAGCGTCGCGTAAATAGAATCTAACACCGCTTGACCCGGTGCAGCCACGCTCGCCCTACGGCGCACCCGTAACTCCTCGTCGGTTTCTTCCAGCCGTCCGACCGCCGCGTCAAAGATATTGGTCACGGTTTGCCAGCCGAAAACCGGCGTCGCTATTCCGGTAATGCTTCCGGCCGGTGCGACGATAGGTCCGACGTCCACGGAATGCGCGGATACTTGCACGGTTCCGAACGACGGGATGACGACTTCTACTTCCGTCTCGAATTCAATGTTTCCCGTCGTCCTCGCACGGCTTCCGACGGGAACGATTGTCCCGCCTGTACCCGTGAGCGTGAGCGTAACGGTTGAGGATTGCCCCGCTTGACGCCGAATCCCGTTAAGCTGTACCAGGCGAGAGAGCGCCGCGCCCGTTGCCGACTGAGGGTTTAAACTGTGATAAACGGCCTCCGCGAGCATGTCCAAATTCGACACGGCCTCCGCAAAGATTCCGAGCGTTTGGCCGTCAATGCTGTCCGGGTCAACGTTGATCGTTTCCCCGAAAATGGCCTTTACCTCAGATACCAGCGCCGCGAGTCGTTCGTCCAGCCGCGTGCGCGTGAAGCCTACATCGGATATTGTTGTCATTTGACCACCCTTATNTTCTGTATGGAGCCATAAATATTTTTAACGGTCGCCCCGATTACGAGCGCCCGCGTTTCCCTGTCGAATGCCATACTAAAAGATTCTATACTCACTATCCCCTCAGTGCCGAGGATTTCAGCCTTTATGAGCGCTTCGGCTAACGGGAGGTCGGTAGGTTTAACCATGATTCGCTGGAGCCAAGGGACGCCCGCGTCAGTGTCGAGAAACCATTCTTCCTCCAGCAATAGCAGCCGCGTGCGTACCGCTTGCGCGGTCGCCTCCTGATCGCGTGCGAAATTACCGACGCCCTGCCCGAATGTCATGTCGTGGTTCTCGTCCAGCCGTCTTAATAGCATTATTGGGGTTCTCCTGTCGTGCTGTCTCCGCTTGCCACGCCACCGTGAACATGCGTACTTAATGGGATTCCGTTCGCTGTTACCTCTCCGTTTACGGTCACGTTGCCGGTTATGCTTACGCCGCCCGGCGCTATGATTTCTACCGAATCGGAAAACAGGCGTATTCTAGCACCGCCTGAACGGTGGCGCAATTCCGCGCAGCCCATATTAAACCCCGCGATTGCACGTGGCTGGGAGTTCAGCCCTACGATAGCGATACCGTCGCTTAGGTCGTGAAGCCGGTACTCCGCTGGCGGCTGGGTTTCCCCGTACTCGTACCAGTAGTCTATGCATCGTTCGGAAAACATTAGTAAGCATTCGTCGCCAGGCGCAACGGGGAACGTTAGAAAGTACCCACCGCCGCCCGGAAATACTACGGGTACGTCCACACATACCGGGAGATTTACCGCGCCCGCTTCGATAAAAATCCGTTTAATCGCGGGCTGAACTTGCGCGGTCTGTTTGGCCGGGTCGAATGAGACTATGATCCCCGGCAGGGTCGTATGCAGGTTTTTAATTGCGCCGTCTATATGGCCCCGGATTGCCTGTTCAGTAGATTGCATCCCTTGAATGTCGTCTTGACGCTGAAGATAGTTCATGTACGAGCCTCCGGTATCGGTTGACCTAAGCCTATGCATTCGGCTTCGGTGGTCCATTCGTTCCCGCGAGTATCGCCGGTATGCTTTACGCGGATAACCTTATAAATGCCGTCCGGGTCAAGCCTCACGGGGACTTGAGACGCCGACGACTTCTCCAGCTTCTCACGCGGAGTCGCCAGCGCCTTAGCGGTTTCCACTTTTTTCCGAATGCGGTTATTGTCCAGCTTTACCGCGCCATTAATCTGAATCTCCGGGTTGAGCAGAGTTTTAACGGCGATTCCTTTATCGTTGCGTTCGGGAGCGCCTAGCATACCAGTCTCGCTATTTACCACGATAGCGATACCGGGTTTAACGTCGGCCGCCGATATAACCTGTAATGCACCGTCCTGAATCGACCAATGACTGCCGGTCTGTACGGCGAGCGCGTCCAGGATATCTCGTGAGTTGCCGCTTATCACTTTGCCCCGCAAGCGTGCCACTTCCGGGATATTAATAGCGCCGCGTATAGTATCGGTAAACGACCCTAAAACGCGGTCGATAATCTGGCTATTTTTCGTACCGGCTGCAAGGGTCGCTTGCACGGTGGCTTTATGGTAGTCGCGGTCCCCGTCGCCCGCCTGAATTTCGACTATTCGGTCCACGCCGTCGCGGTATCTGGAAACGTACATTATCGAGCCTCGAAAAATCAGCTTCGGCGAGTCCACGTAGCCGCCGTTTAGGATGAGGTCGTTAAACTCGTCGCGTATGCGTAACTCATTTTCCGGCGTTAAATTATAGACGCGGATTACGGCGGTGTTAGGGATAGGGTCCACGGTTTTATTTATCTCGAATGAGAGACGGTTCCCCGTAATGCTTATGCCGGTCCCGCCCTTGCCGACGATAAGGGACGCGGTACGCTTCCACTGGCGAACGGAACTATTCATCCTCGCCGTCCCACCAGTAAAGCCGCAAGCGTACGCCCATGTCGTCCGGCGTAATGGGAGCCGAGGCTATCGCCAGGCCCCGGTCGATCAGCGCGAGATTCGTTAGCTGGAGGTTATATGGTTCGAGCAGGTTTACCCCGGTCGTCAACGCCAGGCCCGCAAGGTAAATTTCGCCCGTTANGGGGTTGCCGATNTCCGCCGTCCAAACNCCGGAAACGTCATTATACTTTATGTAGAATGAATATTTTGTATCGCCTAGCTGGGTTACGAAGTCTTGCGCGGAGTCGTTGGTCACGGGTAATTCTAGCAGCATTATAGAAGCCCTCTCAGTACGTCGCGGCCCTTGAGTATGAGCGACCGCCGGTCAATCTCTTTTGATTGCTGTTCGCCGCGTTGCTTCGGTGCGGAGGATTGCCGACGCGTCGCGCCAGCCTTGCGCGGAGGGTAACCTGTTACCTCAGTAAACGTAATAATTACCTCGCGGAGCGTCGCGGTAAAGATGAAAACGCCCGACGAGTCCTTATCCTGCACCGTGCGAATGTGGGTACAAATCATATTTCGATAGAGCGTGAGGCCGGTTTGAACTTCGAACGGTTCCGCGAGTTTCTGGAGTTCAGCCAAAACCTCGAACGCCCGCCGCGCACGCCCGGAAGAGTCCGACGAAAACGCGTCGGAAGAGTTAACGCCGCGTAAGGAGATATCGGAAACGCCCGCCGTAAGTACCAGCTTTCGAGGAGCCATGTAAGCATGGTCCGAAACTATAACGCCCGTTTCTACCGGATTGTCTGTAACGACAAGTTCGGATTCGTGCGTTTCTTCGAAAGTGGCGTCGAATACCAGTCCGCCCACTTTTCGCAAAACGGCAATTTGCCCCTGCTGTACGGGTTCGGCCATTATAGCGCCAGCCCGGACTGCGCGTTTCTCGTCATAATCATACCCCTTTTATCTAGTTCAGCGACAACGGATTCCCCCGCCCTCGCCGGGTCGGACGATATTACGCTAATATTCAGTTCCTGAATAGTGGTAGAGCTATCGTTCACGCTCGCGGCCGGTGCGGTCCCTAAAACTCCACCACCTGCGAACATGGACGCGCCCACGGGAGCGGCNGTCGCTGTCGCATTCATGTCCAGCCCCGCCAGGTTGAGCGCACGCTTGCCTAAGTCGCCCAGCGCCCCGAATAAATCGTTTCGTATGTAGTCCCCGAATTTCTCCGCCGCGTCAAACGCTTGCCCAAAGAAACCGATTACCGCTTGAACAGGCGCGAAAAACGCTTTAATCTCGTCCACGGCTTTAGGGAAGCCCTCCAGCATTTCGCCTATGAGCGATTCGCCGCCTTCTCGCCATACTAAAAAGTCCTCGATCAGTAATCCGACCGCCAGAATAATCGCCCCTATGAGCGCGGGCGTTAAGAGCGCGGCAACATTGAACGCCATGAGCGCCTTAACGCCGCTGTATACGGCGATTGCAACGGTTCCGAATACGCGAGCCGTGCCGATAGAAATAAACGCAGCCACGGCCGCCGTAGCCCCTATTACCGCTATTTTAAATTGGCTTGCCCATTGCACCAGGTCGATTACGGAAGAAACCGTCGCCCGTGCCACTCTCCAAAGTGCGCCGAGTACCCCACTAAAAATCTTAATGGCCGTCGAGAAACCGGACCGGATTACCGCCCNGTTNACCTGTACCCATTCNCGGAANTCAGTAAGCAGCCGAGCGACGACGGGGAATAGCCCGGCGGCAATCTCGTTTTTTGTCGCTGTTATAACCATCATTACTCGCCGGGTCGCGCCGACCACCGCCCCGGCTTGCTCAATCTGTGCGTCGGTCGTTATGCCGAGCGAACGCGCCTCTTCCCGCAGAGATTCTATCGCGCCGCTGCCTTCTCGGAGGAGCCGCACGAGGGAGGGGTCAATCCCGATTTTACTGGCGAGCGCGACCGATTCCTGCAAACTCAGCCCTTGCATTTTATCCGCCACGTCCGCTATGAGTACATCGAAGGTCTTAACTTGCCCCGTAGAGTCTTTCGCACTCAATCCGAGTTTCTTGAAAACCGCCTCCCCGCGTCCGATACCAAGCGCGGCCTCTCCCGTTACACGATTAAGCCCCTCGATGGACGACTTCACGGCGTCCAGGCTTGACCCCGTATCGGCGGCCGCAAATCCTAATTCTTGCACCGCTTCCGCCGAAACGTTGTTAGCGACGGCGAAGTCCCCTAGTTCCTCCGCTTCGGCCGCCGAATGCCCGACGAGCGCCGTTATAGCGGTCGCAGCCACGCCCGCCACCGTAACCAGACGCCGCATAATGCCCACGGTTTCCGTTACGGTGGCGGCCATACGTTTTACTTCCCCGTCGTCAACGGAGAAACCGAGGGATATAAAGAATCCCTCCAGTTCCGACCCTAAGTTACCGTTTGTCGCCATTGGCTATCCTCGCCCTGTAATTATATTCAGCCTCTTCATCCATAGCTTCATGGAAGTCCGCCAGGTCATTGATTGTGTACGTCCCGTCCTGCAATTCCCTAAGAGTACATAACGGCGGGTTTCGCATGACAGGGCGCAGTATATACCAGTTAACGTTAGCTGACTCTATTAAAGCAATCCCGCCGTCTTTGCGCGGATTGAATTTAAGAGGCTTTCGGGAAAAAAATCTCGGAAATTGTACCTCAAACCGTAGATGAAAACTTGAAGCATTTCACGATTTCGCCCGTTGAAAGTGGCGTCCATTTCGATACGCTGGCCGTCGCATGAGGTATGTTCAAATACCGTTCTCAGCATACGGATGAAGCTGTCCGCGTCGGCCTTGCTGCACAGCAAACCGATTGCCAGCGCCCCGGCTTCTTTCGAGTCCCCGCCTTCTCCCGCCGTAAACGCTTTAAAAAGCGGTTCGCCGATAAGTTTTGCAATTTCAATCTCCAGAAATACCGCCTTAGTAGGCGGTATTGTTCCGAAGCTATAAACTCGTCCGTTCAGTTCATAGCGATTTTCCATATTTTAGTTTCCTCCGAAAATTGCGCCGACGCCCGTAGCCACGCCAACCAGCATCGGGTCGCCTAAAAGAATGTCGAGCCGTTCTACCACGATAGCCCACTCCTGAGTTTGCCCGGTATTGCCGCGAGTCATGTCCGCCGGGCGTTTCAGATAGCCGAAAACTCCGGTCGCGGTATCGTTCCGGTAGGTATCTTGGAACGTTACAACGATAGGGACGAACGTACGGCTTCCACCTTCTTGCAAAGCCGAAAGCGAGTTCAAATATTTGTTGCTCGAACTCGTTTGGAGAAGGCGTAAAGTTACCTCGCCGGAACGGTCGGCACTGATAGAAAACATCATATTGCCGTCCGCCCCGACCCGGTCGCTACCCGAATCCACCCGGCGATTAATCTGGATTACGTCGTCGCCATCGGCAAACCCGGTAATCTCCACCCCGTTAACCAGGACGACGGTATTTAAAAAAGAGTATACGCGCATGATTTTATTACCTCTCAAAAGTAACGGTTATATCTGCAAAGTGGATCGCTCCAGCGCCCTTGCATAATACCTGAATCGGCGGGGATTTACGAGCCTCCCTATCGGACTGATTTTGTAGCGCCACGGGTTGAGCATAAACATAGTATCCAGTCGGCAAGTAATCGCCG